TCCGGCAAGAATTCAATTGCGGAGTGTGACCGCTGCGGGTTTCGGTACAAGCTAAAACAACTAAAGAGCTTGGTGATTAAGACCAAGAACGTTAATATTCTGGTGTGCCCGTCGTGCTGGGAACCTGACCAACCGCAGTTGTCATTAGGGCTGTATCCGGTTAATGACCCGCAAGCTGTTAGGAATCCGCGACCTGATACAAGTTATGTGACTGCCGGTACTACAGGTTTACAGATTCAAGCTGGTGCAGGTCCTAACGGTATTGGTGATTTGTCGGGCGGTAGTCGAATTTTCCAGTGGGGCTGGAACCCTGTAGGCGGCGCAAGTGGTGACGACGCAGGACTTACCCCCAACGATTTGGTCGCCCAAGGGCAAGTGGGCACGGTAACAGTAAGTACAACTTAAGGAGTACAAGATGGACAAGATGAAGAAGGTTGCCAAGGCAGAAGTGAAGGCGCATGAAGAGCGCATGCACGGCAAGAGCTATAAGAAGGGTGGTGTTACGTCGCTGGAGCGCAAGCAGTACGGCAAGGGCATGGCTAAGGTTATGAACCAACAAACCCCGTCGTTCACCTACAAGAAGTCTGCTGGTCGGGGGCGCTAACATGAGCAAAGCTAACGACAAGTTTGATTTCTTCCCGGCGGAAACCGCTGACCCTATTGGCAAGTACACCCAGCCGCGTGTCTATACCGACGAGATGGGCGAAAACGGATACCCCAACAACGTAGCTAACACCCAGACCGAAAAGACTCGTGGCACTGGCGCTGCTACCAAGGGTACCAACAACAGCAAGAAGATGGGCTAGTAATCCATGAACTACGCAGAGCTTGTTTCAGCCGTCGAAGATTACACAGAGAATGCGTTCGCTGTGGCGGACATTAACACGTTCATTGAACAGGCCGAACAACGCATCTACAACGCCGTACAACTTCCGGCTCTGCGTAAAAATGTTACAGGTAACACCACTAGCGGCAACAAGTATCTTGCATGTCCTTCGGATTGGTTAGCTACGTATTCCTTGGCGGTTGTTGATGCTTCAGGTAACTATGAGTATCTACTCAACAAGGACGTAAACTTTATCCGCCAAGCATACCCGACTCCAGCAGATACCGGCATTCCCCAGTACTACGCACAGTTTGACCAAAATACTTTTATCTTAGGGCCTACGCCCAATTCAAACTATGTCATGGAACTGCACTACTTCTACTACCCACAAACTATTGTCACCGCCGGTACTTCTTGGCTGGGCGATAATTTTGATTCCGCTCTCCTTTACGGCACTCTGCTGGAAGCGTACACCTACATGAAAGGTGAGGCAGATATTATGGCTGTATACAAGCAGCGGTACGATGAATCCATGCAACTGCTCAAGCAACTGGGCGATGGTAAGAACCGTCGTGACGCATATAGGTCCGGTCAAGTCCGGTATCCGGTACAGTAAGGGAGAAAGAAAGTGGGTATTGGGGTAGAAATTCCAGTTCTGTTAGGTGGGGTGGTGGTACACACTACCAATGGCCGTGGTTTTACGCCGGAAGAACTGACCGAACGTGCGCTAGAAAAGATTATTTATGTAGGTAGCAATTCCCATCCGGCTATTCGTGACCAAGCCGAAGCTTTTAGGGGTGCCATCAAGGGTGTGATTCTTGCCTACATGAAAGAAGCGGTTGCGTGTCAAAACGTAACCATCGCAAACCGGCTTAAACAAGCAGGACATCCTGAACTTGTTAAGCTTTTAGATTAAGGAAATATCATGGCAATCTCGCAAGCAATGTGCACGTCGTTTAAGGTCGAACTGCTGACCGCGACTCACAATTTTACTGCCTCTACTGGTGACACGTTTAAGATTGCGCTGTACACCTCGTCGGCCACTCTTGGTGCTAGCACCACTGTGTACTCCACTTCTGACGAAGTTGTTGGTACGGGCTATACGGCTGGCGGTAACACTCTTACCAACATCACTCCGACCTCGTCGGGCACGACTGCCTTCACTGACTTCGCTGACACGACTTGGAGCACCGCTACTATCACGGCTCGCGGCGCTCTGATTTACAACAGCAGCAAGGCAAACAGGTCTGTCTGTGTTCTGGACTTTGGTTCGGATAAGACTTCGACTGCGGGGAACTTCTCCATCGTGTTCCCGACTGCGGATGCAAGCAACGCACTGATTCGTATTGCTTAAGGCTAAATCATGCCCGGCTGGGGGAGCAATGGATGGGGTCTTAGTTCTTGGGGGGCAGGCGAAGATATCGTCGTGCCTCTCGGGGGCTGGGGCTATCTTGGCTGGGGAGATGAAGGCTGGTCTGCAAATGCAGGGGGTTTAAGCGCTGTTGGTGCCGTTGGCACCGTGACTGTTCAAACTTCTGCAAATGCTATTGTAAATGTTGTTGGTGTTCAAGCAACCGTAATTAAAGGCAACACAGTAGCTGAAGCAGATGGTGCACTTGATGCTCTTGGTAATGCCGCTACTGGCTTTGTTGGTGATGTAACAGTAACCGGCGTAGCAAATGTTTACCCGACTGGGGTCCAAGGCAGCGGACAAGTTGGTGTTGCTCAGGCGCAAGCATCTGCTGTTGTTGGGGTTACCGGAGTCGAAGGAACCAGCCAACAAGGTTCTGTAACAGTTGAAGCGGGAGCCAATGCTTTTGTTGTAGGGGTTTCTGCTACAGGCCTTGTTGGAAATGTAGGTGTTACCGGCGAAGGGTTTGTATACCCGACAGGTGTTGAAGCGGCAAACGATGAAGGCAATGTAACAGTCCTTCTTAGCCAAAACATTCCTGTAACTGAAGTTTCTGCAGCGGGCGAAGTAGGCACAGTACAAATAATCGCTGGAGCTGTGGTATCCCCCACCGGAGTACAAGCAACAGGACAAATAGGCACAGTTCTTATATGGGGTCAAATAGATGACAACCAAAACCCGAACTGGCAAAATATCAACGACACACAAACACCCAACTGGGTGCCGATAGCAGCATAGAAATAAAGGACGTACATCGTGGCCTCTACTTACTCAGCCTTAAAGTTTGAATTAATCGGAACCGGGGAACAGTCGGGTACTTGGGGTAATACCACCAATACCAATCTTGGTACTGCCATTGAAGAAGCGATTGTTGGTTATGCGACTGCAAACTTTACTAGTGATGCGGACCTGACCATCTCGCTTACGGATACCAACGCTTCTCAAACCGCACGTAATCTGGTTCTGAATGTTACGTCTGGCGTTTCGCTTACGGCGACTCGAAACCTGATTGTCCCGACGATTGAGAAGCCGTACTACATTTTCAATAACACTACGGGCAGTCAAAGTATTGTTGTTAAAACCAGCGCGGGCACCGGGGTTACTGTTCCTAATGGGCGTAAAGCATTAGTCTATACAGACGGAACCAACGTTGTTCCTGTAATGAATTCGCTGCCCGTATCTTCAACGCTTACTTACCAACTCCCACTTACTGACGGCACTAATGGACAGGTTATTCAGACTAATGGCTCTGGTGTTTTGAGCTTTGTGTCTGGTACATCGTTAGCATCCCCTCTGGCGGTTACCGGTAACTCAACTGCTGGGTCAGAAATTCGCCTACCGGAAGACACTGATAACGGTAGCAACTACATCGCTTTAAAGGCTGCAGATAATATTGGGAGCAACATCACTTTTACCCTACCCGCCGCAGATGGCACCAATGGGCAAGCTATTACTACCAATGGGTCGGGGACTTTAGGTTTTTCTTCTGTTGTATCTACTAGCTCAAGTAATACTTTTACGGCCACTCAAACCTTCAGCGGCTCGTCTAGTGTCGTTGCAATGGTGTTGAATGATGCGGCTGAAGTGGCAACTATATCGGCTACCGCTGCGACTGGCACGATTAACTATGACGTAACCACACAGAGTGTCCTGTACTACACCAGCAACGCCTCGGCCAACTGGACGGTCAACTTCCGTGCGTCGTCAGGTACTTCGCTGAACACAATCATGTCCACAGGCCAAAGCGTCACGGTAGCTTTTCTAGTAACGCAAGGCGCTACGGCTTACTACAACAACGTAGTGCAGGTTGATGGGGCGAGTGTTACACCGAAGTACCAAGGTGGCACTGCATGGGCGGCTGGTAACGCAAGTGCAATTGATGCGTATGTGTACACGATTATCAAAACGGGCAACGCCGCATTTACGGTCTTTGCCTCACAGACTCAGTTCAAGTAAGGGGTAAGCGATGCCGTTGATTGAGACTAAAGGCGCGGCCTCTGCCCAAGGCTTTGGTGAATTCGCACGGTCTGCCGCGCCTGTCTACATCGAGGACGTGTTCTCGACGTGGCTGTATACAGGCAACAACAGTAACCAAGCCATCAACACAGGCATAGGTTTAACTGGCGCAAACAAAGGTTTGGTTTGGAATAAAGCCAGAACCGGCACTCCAAATCACGCTTGGTTTGATACGGCGCGGGGCACAAACCCGGAGAACCCGTATTATTTAGCGTCCAATTCAACAGGCGCACAAACAGATTTTACTGATAGTGGATTTCAATTTACCTCAACGGGGTTTTTAGCGGGTAATTCTCAAGCAGGTGGGTTTTCGGGCTTTAACTATGTTAGCTGGACGTTCAAGACTACGCCAAAGTTCTTTGATGTTGTGACGTATACGGGGACGGGAAGCGCAAGAACTGTTGCACACAATCTTGGCTCTGTGCCGGGATGCATGATAATCAAGTGCACCTCTACAACTAGTGCTTGGTTTGTATACCATCGCTCCCTTGATCCCGGAGGCAACCCAGCCAGTGCGTATTTGGCTTTGAATACAACAGCGGCTGCGGACTCGACTCTAGCGTTCACAAACACACAACCAACATCCTCAGTGTTTTATGTAGGTGATGGCGTTGGGCAAAATCCAATTAACCAAAACGGCGCAACCTACGTCGCCTACCTCTTTGCCCACAATGCTGGCGGCTTCGGCGCATCTGGCTCTGACAATGTGATTTCGTGTGGGTCTTTTACTATGGCTTCAGGTTTCTCACCCACAACGGTTAATCTTGGATATGAGCCGCAATGGGTAATGATGAAATCTTCAACAAGTAGTTCTGCCGGTGATGGTGGTGGTTGGTTAATCATGGATAACATGAGGGGGTTAACTAACTCATTCGGCATGAGTACAGTTCCTGACCCAATTTTGAAAGCAAACACTACTGCGGCAGAAAATAATTCGTATGGTTACATTGACCCAACTTCAACAGGATTTATCACAAGCCCTGCAGGGTCATCTGATTTTAATCAAACATTCATCTACATCGCCATCCGTCGCGGCCCGATGAAAGTGCCTACGAGTGGTACGAGTGTGTTTAGTCCAAACTTTGCCACATCAACTACTGGTCAACAAATTACCACAGGATTTCCTGTTGACTCACAAATACTTAGGTATCGTCCTGCTGGGGTTGGCGGTTATTGGTTTGACAGGCCTCGTGGTGTTTCTACAACTTCCACTGAAAGTGGACAGGCTTTATATCCAAATAACACAAACGCTGAAACACTAGAAACATATACAAGAAACTTTAATAACACAGGCTACCAACAAAACAGCGGTTGGACTGTTGGTACGCAAATGATTGGATATTCATTTGGACGTGCCCCCGGCTTCTTTGATGTGGTGTGCTATACGGGGACGGGGGCGGGGAATAATGTTCAAATACACAACCTTACAGTAGCGCCAGAAATTTTAATAGTAAAAAATAGAAGTTTTAGTGAACTTGCCGATTGGTATGTATTTCATACATTCACAGCCGTTAATTTTAAAAGACAGTTTTTAAGCACAACAGCCGCTGAATCTAACACCATATACGGAAGTTTTTTAGAGGCTCAACCAACAACTACAAACTTCATTTTAAACAACGGTGGAGGCTGCAATGCATCAGGAACGACCTACGTCGCTTACCTATTTGCCACTTGTGCAGGTGTCTCTAAAGTAGGCAGCTACACAGGCACGGGAACAACCCAGACTATTAACTGTGGCTTTACTGGCGGCGCACGGTTCGTCATGATCAAACGCACCGACTCCACTGGCGATTGGTATGTATGGGACAGCGCACGTGGGATTGTGGCTGGTGACGACCCGTACCTTCTCTTGAACAGCACCGCCGCTGAAGTAACGGGTACTGACTACGTTGATACCTTCTCTGCCGGTTTTGAAATCAGTAGTACCGCACCTGCGGCTATCAATGCCAACGGTGGCACATTCATCTTCCTCGCAATCGCCTAGGAGAACACATGGAAATCAGGATTAAAGAAACAGGACAGGTGATGCTGGAAGATGAGTTCCGGTCTTACCAGCGTCAAAATGGTGGCCCAACGTGGGGTGCTACGACTACTGAAGTGCTAGAGGCTCTTGGCGCAGATGTGGTGTTTGAAGGCCCGCAAGCATCTGGTGGCACGGTGTATCAGTTCTCTATGCGCCAAGGTGTAGAGCAGATTGAAGGCAAGTGGTACACCAAGTACATCCTTGGCCCAGTCTTCACAGACCGCGCAGCCACAGAGAACGAGCCAGCCCAGACTGCTGCCGAACAAGAAGCAGAATACAAAGCCCGCAAAGACGCAGAGCAAGCCAAGAGTGTGCGTGTCACCCGTGATGCCAAGCTGGCTGAATCTGACTGGCGTGTTATCAAGGCGCTTGAAAGCAATACGCCGCAAGACTTTGAGTGGGCAACGTATCGCCAAGCCCTGCGGGATGTTCCTAATCAGGCCGGTTTCCCTTGGGAAGTCGTTTGGCCTACGCAGCCGGAATAAAAATTGCCCCGAATCAACCCTACCCTTCTTGCCCTGAGCGCTTCGGCGCTTGTGGGTATTGCTGTACATGAAGGGTACAAAGGAGAAGCATATGAACCAGTTAAAGGCGATGTACCAACGATTGGTTTCGGAACTACAGAAGGCGTGGAAATGGGTGACCGAATCACTCCGGAGCGCGCGCTAGTTCGTTTGTTGAAAGACGCAAACAAGTTTGAGAAAGCCGTAAAGCGCTGTGCGCCAGTACCTATGTATCAATATGAGTTCGACGCCTACGTCTCTCTAACTTACAATATCGGCGAAGGGGCGTTCTGTAGAAGCACGCTGGTTAAGAAACTAAACGTCCAAGACTACGAAGGTGCATGCGCAGAGATTCTGCGATGGGATAGATTCAAGGGCAAGCCGCTACCGGGGTTGACCAAGCGTAGGCAGGAGGAGTACCAGAAATGCTTGGGTTACTGACAAACCGCTGGGTGTTGGGTGGATTGGCCGGGCTAGTAATGCTCGGCTTTTCGTATTGGAAAGGGTATACATCTGGCAAGGACAATATCCAACAGAAGTGGGATGCTGAGAAGGTTGTATTAGAACGCGAAGCGCAGCAACTCAAAGACCAAGCCCGCGAAACCGAACGCAGCATGCAGAAAGAAGTCAACAGAATTCAGAAGGAGAAGCAAGATGCTGTTAAGGCTGCTAATTCTAAGTACCGCACTCTCGTTGACAGCCTGCGCAACCGTCCAGAAACCCGTGCCACCGACGCAATGCCCAGCAGTACCGGAGATGTTGTTGGATGCACCGGAGCGCAACTGGCTCGACCAGATGCAGAATTTCTTGCAGGGTACGCTGCCGACGCCGAACGACTCCAAGCAGCCTACAACTCCTGCCGACAAGCCTACGAAGTAATACAACATGGCGCTAAGTAAGCTCGTACTCAAACCCGGCATCAATAGAGACCAGACGAACTATGCGTCTGAAGGGGGCTGGTACGAGTGCGATAAGGTGCGTTTCCGTTCGGGGTTTCCCGAAAAGATTGGTGGTTGGGAGCGCTACACTAATTCTCAGTTCTTAGGCGTTTGCCGCTCGCTGTTCAACTGGGTGGCTACTGACGGCAACAACCTGCTAAGTATTGCTACGAACGTAAAGGTCTATGTAGAAGCAGGCCAGACTCTATTTGATATCACGCCCGTTCGTTTACAAGTATCTATCCTCGCACCTACAGGGGTTAGCGCTACAGGCGCTATTGGTTCGGTAACGGTGAACATCACATGAGCGTACTAAATACCACTGCCGGGTCTAACCAAATCACTGTTACCCTAAACAGCCACGGCGCGCTGAACGGGGACTACGTACTTATTGAAAACGTAAACGCAGCCGTCGGTGGAATCCCCGCAGCTCAAATTAATACCAATCACTTAATTTCAAACGTAACGCCAAACACCTTTACTATTACCACAACCACGGCAGCTTCTTCCACTGCTTCGTACACCGCCCCCATAACGTTTGTTTTTGATATTCATGCAGGCGCGGCTACCGGTTCTGGGGGTTACGGGTGGGGCGCAGGTGCATGGTCTCGTGGTGCTTGGGGTTCCGCTACTAATGTGCCTGTAGTACTACCCCCTCGTTTGTACACCCAAGACCGGTTCAA